CTTGCATATGCCAACTGGACCATAGAAGAAGTTCGCAACGGAACTGTGTGGCGTAGATTTAGACCACACATAGAAAGTATGATCAAATGAAAGCGTTTATAATATATCTCAAAGAAGTCCCATCAACAATTGAGTCAGCACTCGAATGTAAAAACACATGCAAAGAACATGGATTAGATGGTTGGTTAATGGAAGGCTTCACACCATCACGTGCAGACCAATTCATCAAAGAACAAAATCTAAAGCCTTATCTACCAGGGCCAAAGTTATTTGAAATAAAATGGCGCAAAGGCGGAGTGAGAGGTTGCATGATATCTCATTACCATGCATGGAAAAAATGTATAGAACTTGATCAACCAATTGTGGTGCTGGAACATGATTCAAGAGTGGTCAGTGAAACCTACAAAGAAGACTTTCAAGACATATTACATCTAGACGGATACCGTTGGGAAGCTGATCCTCATCAAGATCAAGTGCCATTTGTTGAAGACTTTACCTGGATGCGTAAAGGCGAAACACAACTCAAAGGTACATACGGTTATGTGATTAAACCACATGCTGCCAAAAGATTAATTCAAGGTGCACACGAAGACGGCCTCACAGCGTCTGACATGTTTGTCAAAGACAAGTATGTGCGTATCCAAGTGGTAAAACCAAGAGCAGTTTATGTGGCCAGTCCAGTCAGTTTGACAAGCGATAGATCATTCTATATATAATTGCATGCACATCACAATCACAGGATCACATGGATTCATTGGTCATCATCTAGTCAATCATTTCCACTCTCACAATCATCATCTATCATGTTGGGACTTGAAGATTGGAAAAAACATCTGTGACTTCACACTCAAAGGATTGTTGGAGGACACCACAGATGTCGTCATACATCTTGCCGCACTGGCCGGCATCAGAGAATCCATTGATAATCCAGATCAATATTGGCAAACCAATGTTGAATACACCAAAAAAGTTTTTGATGTTGCTGAACAAAAAAATGTTCGAGTGATATATGCATCATCATCTGCCTGCAAACGATGGCACGGTAATCCATATGCCATATCAAAATATGTGAACGAATTTGTTGCTCCTTCTAATTCAGTGGGATTACGTTTTTCTACTGTGTGGGGAGATGGTGCCAGAGGTGACATGTTGGTACCACAGATACAAAATAAAAAATTAAAATATGCAACCACCCATCAAAGAGATCTCATCCATGTGTCAGATGTGATATCAGCCATACAGTGTATCATTGACCATCCTGAAGAGCGTGGAGTCTTCGATGTTGGAACTGGTAGAACTGTTGCTGTAGATCAGTTGGTGGCACACAACGGATTAGATGTGCCAATCACTGATGGCTTTAATTATGAGTCCAAAGAAAATTTATTGCCTTCACACAGACTGAGAGCACTGGGTTGGGCACCAAAAAGGTTTATAATGGATGAAAAGTTGTGCAACTAGTTGATGGATTTTACATTCCAGATGGCGACTTGCCCAAACATCACATTGCCGAATCCGTGGTGCAACATGATGCTATTCTAAATCAAAAGGTGTTAGAATATGCCAGCACAAGACGTCACATGATTGATGTCGGCGGAAATGTTGGTAGATGGAGCGTTGACTTTGCCAAATATTTTGACACTGTGTCTGCATTTGAACCAGCACCCTATCACATTGAATGTTTTGAAAAAAATTGTGCGTCATATCCCAACATAACATTGTATCCATATGGCCTCAGCAACACAAACACACAAGGCAATCTAGAAGTTGCAGTTGCACAGCACCTCGGGTCAACCAGAGTGATTCCATCACAAGATGGCAATATTACATTAAAGACTTTGGACGAACATGAATTCACAGACGTGGATGTGCTGAAAGTTGATGTTGAAGGATTAGAAATCGATGTGTTGCAGGGTGCTGAAAAAACCATTGCAAGATGTAAACCAATCATTGTTATTGAAAGATGTGTGTTCAACAGTGAAAGATTTGGCTTAGACAAAATGGCCAGCCACAACGAATTAAATCGCCAAGGCTACAAAAGATTGTTCAAGATTACAAGAGATTGCATATATGGACCAAAATGAAATCTTACAAACGCATAGACCAAAACATTTTTGTAATAGAAAATGAACAACAAAACACATCCATCACATATGATCACAACGAATATGCAAAAATTATTGCTGTAACATTTGTCAAAGATTATTACGATTACAACAAACCACACAATCAAACCAAATACAATCACGATGCAACATGGCGATTGATCACCTGTATGTTTGGTGTTATAATCTGTACATGCGGAGATCACAAGTTTGAACTGTCTCGAGAAAACAAAAAACAATTGATGATTGGACCCAATATAAATTTTGAATATTTCAACCAAAGTGGTAAATCAGTGTGTCACGTGAGATCAAGTGCATGACCAGATTGCTTGTGTTTGGGGACAGTTGGCCATATGGTGCTGAACTACAAGCAGGTGAAAAAACTTTTGGGCAAATATTACATGAAAAACTAGGCACAGACAGTTTTATAAATTGTTCACAAGAAGGCACATCAATTGATCATTTGGTGTTGCAACTTAAAAAATATTTGTCTCAACCGAAATCCAGCACAGATATTGCTGTGTTCTTTATAACAAATCCTATTAGATACATGATGCACAAAGAAGGTCACTTTCAAACCATTAGACCAACTGGTGATAAAGGCGAACAGACAAAATTTTACTATCAACATCTTCAGTCAGATGAACTTGATCACCACAGAGCTAACACTTGTATTTTGTCTCTGCAGACCATGTGTAGATTCAGCACAACAATAATACAAGACATATACCTTGAAGGATGGACCAACATAGATTGGAACTATCCTGGCATCGATAACAAAAAGTTTTTGCCTCAATCTGCTCTTGAAATGTTTGAAGCACACACAAATACACAAACAAATGAATTAACCAAAAATCAAAACAATCCTTTCATATATCCCAACAAGTATCACCCCAATCAAAAAGGACATCAATTGATTGCAGACGAGTTGTACAATTTTATAAAATGAAAATAGCAGTGTTCCCCAAGACCAGTGCCATAGCAGGAAAACCAGTTATGTCTGCTTTTATCGAATCACTGAAGGGAGAAGATTATGTGATATGCCAAAACCACGAAAGACCAGATGCAGACATTGTGGTGATGTGGTCATGGCTCCTTGGCATGTATGGACGTGATGCAATATATAATCACTACAAAAAAACCAATGCAAAGTTTGTGATATTAGAAGTTGGTGCACTGCAACGCAACACATCTTGGAAAGTTGCCATTGGCGGAATCAACAGAGATGCTGATTTTGGCAATCAACATGTAGATGACAGTAGATTATCATTGTTTGATCTCACACCATCTGATTGGCATGCATCCGGAGATCACATAATAATATGTGGCCAAAATGAAAGATCGATTGCATGGAATCAAGGGGCCACAGCACAATGGGTCAACAAAATGATAGAATGGATAAGCAGTCAAACCGACAGGCCCATATGGTTTAGACCACATCCAAGATTTCCTGTGCATTTCAAAGATGCTACTGACAAAAAGGTATTTGTATCGCAACCAAAAAAACTAAATCATCAAGGCAACATTGACGAAGTTGACTTTGCCCAAGCACTTTCACAAGCACATGCTGTGGTAAATTACAATTCAAATCCTGCCATAGAATCTGTGCTGGCCGGTGTGCCTGTGTATGTGGATCAATCCTCATTGTGTTGGCCAGTGGGCAATGCCATAGGCAGCGACATCGATAGTCCTGTCAAACCAGACAGAGCAGAGTGGTGCAAACAGATAAGTTATACTGAATGGTTCGTAGAAGAAATAAAACAAGGCCTCCCATGGAAGAGACTGAGACAAAATTTGATCGCTGGGTGACTCGCATATACTTTGGTATCATGCTGTCATCACCTATCATCATGTTGATCTACATCTTTATCAACACACGATGAAATCATTTGTGTGTGTTTGCACAGGCAACAAGTACGGCACTGAGTATGTTGACAAACTGTACAACATGGTGTCACGGCATGCCCACGACTTTAAATTTTTTGTAATCACAGACAGTAAAAAGGCATGGCGTGCAGAAATCAATCAAATTGTTGTGTCTCCATTGTTTCCAACATGGTGGAACAAAATACACATGTTTAGAGATGACATAGGACTGGAAGGCAGAGTGCTGTTCATGGATTTGGATGTTGTGATCTTTCGCAACATTGATGAGTTCTGGGACTTTGAAGGTGATGCATTTGTGATCATTCAAGACTTTAACAGATGCAGAATAAAAAATTATCATGTGCGTAATTCGTCTGTGATGAAATTCAATGCAGGGCAAGAAGTACACATATGGAATGAATTCAAACAAAACACGCAACAAATTATTTCCAAGTATCGTGGCGACCAAGACTACATGACAGCAAAATACAGAAATGGTCCCATATGGCCTAGAGATTGGGTGATGTCATACAAATGGGAAATTGGGTTGGAACCTGGCGAAAAAAGACGTTCGCCGCATGATCTATTTGTCAAACAACCATACAACAACAGTAAGCATGCACTACCACAAGACTGTGCTGTGGCAGTGTTTCACGGAAAACCAAATCCAGCAGAAATTAAACACGACCCATTGGTAATACAAAATTGGAAATGACATGGTAAAATTATTTTTAAATCAACCAAAAAGATTTTTTGCATTTGGATGTAGTTTCACAAATTATGATTGGGCAACTTGGGCAAATATTTTAGCCTATGAATTAAATGTACCGTTTTACAATTTTGGAAAAATAGGTGTAGGAAATTATTATATTAGTCAAGCCATAGCACAGGCCGATGCTGTTTATGATTTTAACAAAAATGATCTAGTAATTGTTTGTTGGACCAACATCTCGCGAGAAGACAGATGGACTGATGAGACTGGCTGGATTACCAAAGGCAACATATACTCACAATCAAATACGTATCCTCCAGAATTTGTTCGCAAATATGCGAATCATACACATTTTGCACTGCGAGATTTTGCAATGATAAAACTTGTAGACGAGTTGTTGTTGAACAAAACACAACATCATCATTTGCAAATGTTAAATGTAGCACACAAAATAAACAAATGGGAAAATTTAGATGCAGAAACTAACAACCAAGTTGACAAATTAAAAAGAATTTATAAAACCACACTCGATAAATTGCTGCCTGACTACAATGATGTAGTAACAAATTTCGGAGATATAGATCAAAAAATACAAAAAGATCGGCGCGAAATTGATAAAAAATTTTGCGACGGACATCCAACTATTGCTGAACATTACGAATATCTAACCAAGACATTTGACCACAAGTTCAAACCAACAACAAGTGAGACTGTACAAAGCACACATGAACAGTTTGTGAAATTTATCAGAAACAGTTACAAAGATGTTAAAAAACCTGCAAGTTTAGATATTTTTGGAGATGCTTGGCTCCAAGAATTCACTGAAAAGTTTATATTATGCAAACCGTTAAACCATTCAAACACTGGTGCTACTATTGAATAGTAACATTTTATCACCATGGTTGACTAAGAACATATAATTAATGATATGAAACTGTTTGATTTTTCCCAATACGACCAACAACCACGTCCTGTACCATCAGGTGAAGTACAAGTCATCACAGATGGTGATGAAGCATTTGATCCACGCAACCTTGACCAATATGTTGAAGATAGAAATGTCATCATCATAGGCATTCCAGGAGCATTTACTCCCACATGCACAGAAAAACATCTGCCAGGTTTTGTGGCCCATGAAGGAGAAATCCGCAAACACGGCATTGATGAAATAATTTGTTTGAGTGTGAATGACCCACATGTCATGTTGGCATTCAATGATTACATCAACTTTGATGGAGCCAATATTACCATGGCATCTGATCCATTTGGAGAAGTTGCAGAACAGATGGGACTGCTAACTGACATGGGTGTGTTGGGCATGAGATGCAAAAGATTTGCCGCCATTGTGATGCAAGGCAAGATTGTTAATCTGTTTGTGGATGAACGTGGCATGGATGTTTCATCTGCAGAAAATTGTTTGAAACATTTGTAATGGCAATCACTGATTATCAAGGCGAAGAAATCATAGATTCTATTGTAATCAAACAAGGCAAAAAAACATTCAACAAAACATACATGCCACGCACTGTGTTTAACGATGCTGATGGCAAAGATGCTTACATCATAGGCAATGGCGAATCAAGAAAAGATTTTGATCTATATTCACTGCCACAAGACACCTATGGATGCAATGCACTATATCGAGACTATGAACCAGATTATCTTGTCACAGTAGATCAACGCATGTACAAAGAAATTGTTGAAAGTGCATACGGCGAAAAAAATACAGTGTACACCAATCGCAACAACATGAAGAAATATGGTGGTGTTTGTCATTTGATTCCTCACAATCCATATCGTGGAGCTGGCACCACTGCCATGCACATTGCCATGCATGACGGACACACAAACTTGATTTGTATTGGTTTTGATTGTGCTGAAGATGCCCCCAACAACAATGTTTACAAAGATACTGATTGCTACAATGACGCAAAAACCATTGTGCATCAAACTGTGTGGGCCAAACAAATTTACCAACTTATGCAGGCCAATCCGCATGTGCAATGGACGTTTGTTGGTGGTAATCCCTGGCCACAATTCTTTGATCTTGACAACTGCACACAGATTTCATACAATCAATTAAGTACGCATATAAATAATAGACATGAAACTGCCTGAACAAATTAAAATTGGATGGAAAGACGTTGATCTACAACGTGTGAAAGTTTCATTTGTCAAAAACAATTCAGATTACTGGGGGCAATACATTGCTCGCCAAAACAAAATAGAAATCCAAGACGAAGCTCAAGGACAAGATCTAGCCAACACACTAGTGCATGAAATCATACATGCCATTGTGTATCATTCATCGCTCAATGCAGAGGGCGGCCCATTGTATGAAAGTGATGACGAAGAACAAGCAGTCAACTCAATGACCAATTGGTTGATGGGTGTTTTCAAAGACAATCCATGGTTATTAGACTTTCTCAAAGATAACATTCACGGTAAGACTCGCAAAAAATAAGACTTTTTGAGTGGTTGACTAATTTGGTACAATACCATATAATAATGGTATTAACAAATTAAGAGGTAACAACAAATGACAAACGCACAATTAGTACTAGAAAAAATCAAATCAACACTTTGCCATGAGGGCACAACATACAAAGGCAACTCCGGCACATACATGTTCATTGAAGGCAAAACAACTTCAGAAGGAACAATCAATGGTGTTGTAAAAAAGTTAGATGACCAAGATGTTGCAAAAACAGCTGGTTCTTTCAAAATTGTAGAAGATGGCACTGTGATGAGATTCACAGGCATTGCAACAAAAACTTCAAAACAAATCACAGCAGAAGTTCAAGCACAAACACCAGATGCCAATCCAGGAGCAGAGCCAGAAGTTGAGCCGCAACCGGAAGCTATTGCAATCTAAGCAACAAGAGCTTAGAATATCAAACGTAAACAAAATAATATTAACTGCTGAGTCCGAATGGGCTCAGCGGTATTGGAAAAACATACTTGCCACACTGCAACATAATAATCAAAGATGAAGTAAATGTAAAACTAGATGGATTAGATCTAGTCACACGCAGAAAACTCACCAACAAATTCAAATATGAGATTCCAGGTGCTCGTTTCATGCCTGCTGTCAAACTAGGCAGATGGGACGGCACTGTGTCATTTTTTTCACAGGGTGGCTTGACTTTTGTAAACTTATTGGAAGACATTGTTCCCATACTGGAAGAAAATAACTACACATTTGATCTTGATGATCAAAGGCAACCATGGGAACTAAAATTTGAACCAGTCAAAGAAGATTCTTTCTCTCATGTGACGTGGCCTGAAGGACACACCATGGAAGGGCAACCAATTGTCCTACGTGATCATCAAGTTGAAGTGATCAATAACTTTATCAACAATCCACAGTGTCTGCAAGAAGTGGCCACAGCGGCAGGTAAAACTATTATCACAGCGGCACTGAGTAAACTGATTGAGCCATACGGCAGAAGCATTATCATTGTGCCTAACAAATCATTGGTCACACAGACAGAAGAAGACTACATCAACATGGGACTTGATGTTGGTGTTTATTTTGGAGATAGAAAAGAACCAGGTAGAACACATACTATTTGCACATGGCAGTCACTCAACATACTTGAAAAGAAAAGACAGAACGCAGAAGATGATCTCATTGAAGAATTCAAACGTGATGTGGTGTGTGTGATTGTGGATGAAGTGCATCAAGCCAAAGCAGATGTGCTGAGAAGACTGCTGACCAATGTGTATGGGTACGTGCCCATCCGTTGGGGACTCACAGGCACAGTGCCCAAGGCAGACTATGAATTTAAATCATTGCATGTGTCACTGGGCGATGTGATCAACAGAGTGTCAGCGGCGGAACTGCAAGCCAAAGGACTGTTGGCCAAGTGTCAAATTGAAGTACTACAACTGTGGGATTATGTGGACTATAAAAACTACAGAGAAGAACAAACACATCTTGTGACCAAACAAGAACGCATCAACTACATTGGCAGAATGGTGGAACAGATGCGACAGTCTGGCAACACGTTAGTACTAGTAGACAGAGTTAAGTCAGGAGAACTGCTCACAGAAGCCATACCTGATTCAGTGTTTGTGCGTGGTGCAACCAAGGCAGACAAACGAAAAGAACACTACGATGACGTCAAAACAGCAGATGACAAAGTGATTGTGGCCACATATGGTGTTGCCGCTGTGGGCATTAACTTGCCACGCATATTCAATCTGGTTTTGATTGAGCCTGGCAAATCGTTTGTACGTGTGATACAATCCATTGGTAGAGGCATTCGTAAAGCACAGGACAAAGACTTTGTGCAAGTGTGGGACTTATGTTCAACAGCAAAATTTTCCAAGCGACATCTCACAGAACGCAAAAAGTTTTATCGCGAAGCACAATATCCATTCACAGTCACAAAGGTTGACTACCAGAAGTAAATCCGCATATAATAAAAGCATATGCAATTGTTAACATTAGACAACGAATCTTATCTGTTAGACAGAGTGCCAGACCAAGTCGAAGAAGACATGCGTTTTGCTGTGCTGGACAATTCAGATCCTACAAATCCAGACTTCTTTTTTATTCCTTTGATATACTTGGAATCCTTTTCAGCACCATCAGCTGTGCTACAGATTGGTGACAACAAAATTCAGATGCCACTTGATTGGCACATACTGCTGGGCGATCCTGAATGTGGCGATTTGGAAATTGTGCCACTGACTTCACTGAATGACAGACTGTTTCATGCATTCTGTTTCAATGCAATCACAGACTCTCTCCCTTCCTATCAAGAAGTACGCATCATCAACATATACAATGAAGTGGATTGGTTCTTTCCAAGAATGAAGTCAAACCAACTGCTGTCTGTGCCTACATCATCTCGCACAAAACCTCAGTGTGCATATTTTATCAAAGAAATAAATCGCAACACTGATATGGTCAAACTAAACAATTTATTCCATGCTTAATTTTAACAACGAAGCACCTTTGAAAATCATAGCAGGTCCTTGCCAAATTGAATCCATGGATCATGCCATGAAGATGGCAGAAACATTAGCAGACATTTGCTATGAAACAAGCATGCGTTGGGTGTACAAATCATCTTTTGACAAAGCCAATCGTTCGTCTGTGGCATCTGCCAGAGGAGTAGGCATAGATGAAGGATTGAAAATATTAGAAAAAATTAAAAAAGAATTTGGTGTGCCTGTGATCACAGACATTCATGCTCCTGAACAAGCAAAGCCTGTGTCACAAGTTGCAGACATCATACAAATCCCTGCATTCTTGTGCAGACAAACTGATTTGATTGTTGCAGCCGGCGAAACAGACTGTTGGGTGAATGTCAAAAAAGGACAGTTCTTATCCTACAGAGAAGTTGCCAACATCAAAGACAAGTGTCCCAACAACAAAAAATTTATGATCACTGAACGCGGCACTACATTTGGTTACAACAATCTTGTGGTAGACATGCGTGGTGTGCATCACATGCGTGAACACTATCCAGTGATAATGGATGGCACACACTCTGTGCAACAACCAGGAGGCATGGGCACGTCATCAGGCGGTGACAGATCATTTGTGGAACCACTGTGTCGTTCTGCTGTGTCACTTGGTATTGCTGGTGTGTTTCTTGAAGTGCATGACAATCCTGACACAGCACCATCAGATGGACCCAACATGCTGACTCCTGACCAGTTTAGAAAATTAATTATCAAACTGAAAATACTTGATTCCACAGTCAAACAAAAGTTATAATAACACATGGCAGGAAAATTTTTAGACATCAAAGCAATGATGCGAGCAGTGGACTCGCGTGACAAAACTTGGTATGACCGATTGTCTGATGATGACAAAAAATTGTATTCGCCGTACATGACAATGAAATGGACAGCGGCAGTTGAACATCAAGAACAAGCCATCCAAGAGTTTTACATTGAAGAAGTCAACCAAAATGTCAACAAGCATCTGTGGACACTGTCAAAAAATCACAAGTCGCTGTTGTGGAGATTGACTGCAATGTGCGGGTCAACATTTAACATGTTCCACAAATGGTTTTATCCAAAAAAGAAAAAGACATCAGAAAAATCCAAGATGAAAGAACTGCAAGAATATTATCCTGCAATGAAACAAGCAGACTTAAATGTGCTGGATGCTCAACTAACTACACGTGAATGGACAGAAATCAAAAGGCAACACGGCAATGACATATCTAGTAAATGACAAATGTATCATGTGCAAACACACCTCTTGTGTGGATGTGTGTCCCGTGGATTGTTTTTATGAAGGCACAAACACACTAGTGATCAACCCAGAAGAATGCATAGACTGTGGTGTGTGCGAACCGGAATGTCCTGAAGAAGCAATTATTCCTGATCACCAAGATCAAGACAACAAATGGCTAGACTTCAACACCAAATGGTGTGATGTGTTTGCCAACATAACCAAATCAAAAGATCCATTACCGGATTATGAAAAACATTCAGGTGAAGAAGGCAAACTAGAAAAGTATTTCAAAGATGAATAATTGGTTAGAATATGCTGTGCCAAAAAAATATGCAAGGCTGTACTATTCTCACATTGGCAAAAATGTTTTGATATTGCTGTTTATCATGATGTTTGTGTTTGGAAAATTTCCTAGTGCGGCAAGTATGTACTTTGTGATTTTGCTGTCCGATGCGGCATTTTATCACGCTGTGATCAAGAGATAGCAGACACAATTAACAACCATCTCTTAGATCCTTCAAATGTAGATCCGCTGTGCAGTTGATGAGATGGGAATTGTATTACTCCGCTCAGTTGCCATGGAATGCTTTTTGCAATAGAAAGGCCATGCAAATCTTCCTTTTGCAGAAATGACAAATATTTTTCATAGTCACTTAGATCAATATCTTTGTCTGTAATGTTATCTACATGGTGATGGTCTGTGGATAACCATTCATTTTCGTAATATTGTTGATTGGTCGGTCTGTACTTGTAGCCTGCTGTGTTTGTTCCATGGTAATAAGAAGTGAACAGCACTGTTGATACAACTCCTGTATATCCAAGTGGTACCAGCGTTGTTATGTATCCTTTGGGTGTATCAGCATGCACAGGCACTGCAATTGGATTTTTACTTTCTTCTATCCGAATATTTCTAATATTTTGTTTTTGAATTCCAAGTTCATCAATGACCAATTGGATTGAACTTGCTGTAGGATGCATACGTTTTGTGTTTTTGGTTTCAGTTGCATCCACATAGTTTGTGAATATTTGATTGAGGTGATTGGTAGATGTAGAACTTAATTTCATCTAAAAATAATCCTGTCTCGTGCCTTTCCTTTTTGTATCTAATGTCACACAGTGAAATCCGCCAGCTAATACTTTTGCATGCCTCATTTCAAGGCCTATGGATTCGATCCCGTGTTTGTCTAACTCTTTACGCAGATAGGTTTGGTTGGCATCACAGATTACTAAATTTTCATTTATACTGAGTAAATTTAAACCTATGTAGGGCGATGTGGTAGAAATATTGTTTGGCAAAGCAGATGGCATGTCAACAATTTCGTCTGCCGGAAAAAATATCTTGTCCCAATTTTTAAACAGAGGAGGATAATGGTTGTCATTTAGTCTTGCACCATTTAACAACACCAGTCCAGGACGCAAAGGAATCACTGTGCTGTCAAAATGTGAAAATGAATAAAATTTTTCTGCAACGTGTAATCTGTATCCTCTTGGTTCAAGAATAGTTTTTAACCACTGTGCTCCTAATTTTGTTCCTGTGTTGCTGACTTGATATAATAAATCGTTTCCTAGTCTCACAACGTTGGGCGCATCAAATATAATTTCATGATCAAGCACACTAGGATCGTCAAGATTTTCCATCTGGTATATACTATCCAACAGTTGTGGCTTGGGTGCTGAAATCCATTCAGTGCCGTTTTGCATAACTTCATATAAAAAATCTCTGTAACTTCTTGTTTCAAAGTATCTGCTCCTGTATGGCGAAGCGCCGTCTATGATTAAATTGTCTAAAGGCAACAAAAGGTCTCTGCAAGAAAATGTCTGCCATCCTGATGTGGTCCAATCTGGTGTACTAAAGTTTTTACTGTGATCTTGGGCTGTGGGTCTTCTTACAGTGACTCCTAGATTTTTAAGTTTGTTTGCAAGATTGTTTAGATCTTCATTTGCCTCATCAATAATTCTTTGGTCAAGTGGTCCTTGTAAGTCTTTGATGTCTTCATAATTTTCTGTAGTGAAAAGACATGCATGTGTGCTCTTATCGATTTGAGGAAATTGTGCACCAGTAGCAATGCCGACATAACACTCTTCTAAAGGATCCCAATCGTTGTGACTGGATACAACGGTCATTTTCTGCCATCCCACACACGAGAAAAACATAGTCTGTTTGTTGGTGTGCCGCGATTGTAGTCTTGGAACTGCCCTTTAGTGTCTATACCAAAATACACACAAGGCGATGCTTCTACATTTAAATGGTCACACATGTCCAACTGCTTTTGTCTATATTTGTTGTATATGTAATCAGCAGGATATGTTTCCATAAGTTTGGTTCCAACATATGCACTCAGCACATTGATGTAATTGTAATTTTTTTCATTGATCACATATATCTGGTCTTCAAACTTTTTCCTTTGCATACGAATACCAATCCTATATAATTCAACAGGAAAAACTTTTGATAGAGATGACACAACATATTCTATACACTTGTGTGTGAGATCAACTTCTTGATTGACAGACAAACTGACATAAGCAAGATCTAGCATGACTGGTACATTATTTTTATCGCACTCAGTTAATAAAGTTTCTAGATAATCCGGTACTGCACCTGTGTTACTAAATGGAACACTGATTAAAACAACGTCATTAGGTTTGATTTCATCTTCGTCTAACCATGCAAATTTTTCTTTATACCAAAGACCCTTCATCATCTGGTTGTAAAAGTATTCCCCTTTGGCTAATCTTAATCTTTTATTTTCTCTAAAACGCAGATAGAACTGAGAAAAAGATTCTGTTGTGCCTTGCGTGAAACACAGTTCATTATAATCTTCCCATCCTTTGATGTTAGGGTGTACAGCAAACATCCACTGCTTGTATGTTTGAACAAATTTGCTTTTTATTTCTTCGTCATCTAGATGTGATTGATTGGATATGTATTCTTTGACTGCGTCGTCTCTTGTTTGACATGTCTCTAAATCATGAACGCTATAAGCACCTCCGAAAGGTTTGTCCTTTAAATCTGGAAGGTTTGTATACCTTGTCATAATTAACTCCTTAAAAATCCACTAACCTGTAAGGTAAATTTGTTGTGTAATCCGTTGTTTGCTCCGATGTGTAAAACTTCGCTGTCCCACATGTGTCCGTCGCCTTGTTTCCAATTTGAATCTACTACATCGTCATACTGTAAAAAATGTCCATCCTTCCAATCTTCTAAAAATATATTTGCTCTTACCATGGTTTTAGTAGATTGATTAGGGAATCTTTTTCTTAGTTGGAAAAATGTATCTCTGTGTAATGGGATTGTGTTTCCCGGCTGTTGCATAATAGAACTTACTGTTACTACATCTATACCTAATTGGTCTCCTAAATCTTGATAATCGCACTCATCTTCATTCCAAAATGTTTGCAGAAGACAAGTATTTTCAAACACATATGACTCAGGGTAACCTCCATGAGCGTCATAAATGTCTTTCATTTCATCAACTAAATTCTTAGGAGTCCGCGGATCTGTATATTTTGCTTGTAAAAATTTATCAAAGTCGGTGGTGATGTTAACTTTTCTGTGCATAAATTTATTTACTTGATAAACTTTTAGACATCATATATAATGATTGTATGACACAAGTAAAATTAATATCATATTCACAATTGCCCCATGACAGTGATCTTAACCTGGACACAGCACAAGATCTGATTTCATACTGTGCAAGAGTTTCAAATCCTGCCAACCAAATGAACACAGAAACTTCAGAACGCTTGATCAAATATTTGATAACTCACAAACATTGGTCTCCACTTGAAATGGTCAGTGCTTGTTTGGAAATCAACACCACCAGAGACATTGCACATCAAATTGTAAGACATCGTTCTTTTTCATTCCAAGAATTTTCCCAGAGGTATGCAGAGCCATCTGAGATGGGCAATCAATTTGTGTTACGTGAAGCAAGACTACAAGATCAAAAAAACAGACAAAACTCTGTAGACACAACAGACCACGAACTGATTGCAGAATGGAGAACACTGCAACAAGACATGATTGCACATGCTACTCGAGTGTACGAATGGGCCATTGACAATGGCATTGCCAAAGAACAAGCTCGTGTAGTATTGCCAGAAGGCTTGACCAAAACCAGACTGTACATGAATGGCACACTGCGTTCATGGGTGCATTACATTGAACTGCGAGGCGCCAACGGCACACAGAAGGAACACATGGAGATAGCACATGCTTGTGCTGAAGTGATTGCTAAAATATTTCCGTTGATGGACGATCTGTATTGATTTTAAAATATCAACCTGCTAAAATAAAAACTGACATGCCCACTTGCAACTACTGCTCCAAAACTTTTGCACGACAGAAAACTCTGGATGTTCACATGTGTGAAGCCAAGAGACGTTGGGAACAAAAAGACAACAAGGTGCATGTGTTGGCATTTGAAATATTCAGACGCTTCTATGAAATCAATTACAGCAACCAGAAGCCAAAAGAATATGTGGACTTTGCCAACTCACAGTACTATCGTGCATTTGTCAAAACAGCAGAATTCATCACTGGCAACACTCCCATTGAGATTGGTGCATTCATTGATTGGTTGTGTACATCAAAAATAAGAATTGACTCATGGGCCAAGCAAGGCACTGTGGACACATACATCAAACATTTGATCAGAACAGAAGGAGTCACACAAGCACTCAACAGAACCATTGTCACCATGGGCGAATGGGCAGAACAAGAAGGTGCAAGACTGGAAGACTTTTTCAAATATGTAAACCTGAACAGAGTGTGTCAGATGATTGCCAACGGTAGAATATCACCATGGGTGTTGTTGAACTGTGAAACAGGCAAAGACATGATCACCATCATGCATGATGATCACATCAAAATAATTTATGAGATGATTGATCCCGAATGGTGGAAGAGAACATTTCGCAAACGTGATGAAGATCAAGACTTTGTCAAAGCCACACTGAGAGAAGCCGGCATTGAATGAAAAAACTAGTGGACATATTCACACCAACATCAGGAGGCTTTGGCACAGATCTGTTGCCACCTGGTTATGGTTACAACAAACGATACAGATACAAAATAAATCTCAATCAATATGGAGTAGGATTCAACACAGTGATGTGGTGTTTGAGAAATTGCAAGTCAGCATGGGGTTGGTATTTTGTGGCAAAACCAAATGCTCAGTGGGGAGACTATGAAAGTCAAGATGCTGTTTTGACTTTTAAATCCAAACAAGATGCTGTATACTTTAAACTAAACCATGCCTGATATTGATATTGACTTTGCTGACAGACAAAAAATTTTAGATGTGATGCCTCACACTCGTGCAACCATATGGGATGACAAAGGCATCAAGCCTCACAACACAGGTGTGTACTTTGTCAATGTGCCAACCATACCTGGCACTGATCAATCTGCTTTTGATCACAAGGTTGCCGATCAACTTGGCTACTTCAAACTTGACTTTCTGAATGTCAACATCTATTCTCAGGTAAAATCAAGACAACATCTTGCTGAATTGTTTGCACAGGAACCACCATGGCACAGACTGCAAGATCAATCATTTGTTGATCAACTGTTTCATTTGAATGGACACTATGATGTTGTGGCAAAATTAAAACCTTGCACACTTGAACAGTTGGCCGCATGTTTGGCAATGATCAGACCTGCCAAACGATATCTCATCCACAAGACATGGTCAGAAATTTTACAACAGGTTTGGCAAAAGCCAACAGATGGTCAATATTTTTTCAAGAAAGCACATGCATTTTCATATGCTGGCGCTGTGATGGTGCACATGAATCTACTCAACTCTACGGACTAGTTGCACAGTGCGCCTACGCACTCTTTTGGCATCAGTGAGATTGCTCAACTGAACTGTGGGTCCAAAAATTACTTCACTGTCTTTGATTGAAAACGACAGCAAATATTTTCTGAACACATCAAAGTCTGTGCCGATAAAAATGTTGATGGGCAGTTTGCGATTGGATTCCCACCACCATGATTTGCCACACTCTAAGAATAAAGACTTTAAATCTTTGGACATGGCTTCATAATTGTACATGGATATCAACCTTTGGTCGCAGTTTTGAACAATGCCGAGATGTTCTTCTTTGGCAACTTTTACCAAGGTGAGAAATGGATAATTTGATTGAATATCCTTGATATCGAATGCCATTTGATATAATTACCATTCGTTGCAAGTATAGGCCTTAGTTTGTGGTCACATAAATATATCAAATGCCATGCAATATCATGTTGGGTACAAACTTACAAACGAACTGGATGTGTTCACACACACTTCTGGACTGGAAAGAAGGTATGAAAAAGTGTATGAACGATCAATAAAACTGTTCAAAGAATTCGACAACACCTTTACAGTGGTGGTTAAAAACCAAGACCAAAAGAAACAGTTTGTGAATGGAACATCTTGCACACTGCAGATATCAGATCAAAACGGTGAACTAGTGACAGAAAAAGTTGGCACAGTGTTAGATGATGGTTCCAGCACCACAACCAAAGGACACATTTCTTTTGTCATCACAGAATCCGACATGCTCAAGTTAGACCAAACTTTTTATCATGGGGTTTTGAGATTCACTGACACAGATTCCACTGTGAAAATTTTGTATGCAGACACTAGGTACGATGCGGCAATCCAGTTTGAAGTGGTGGGCGACACATCACCAGAGTTCAATGCATCACAACTGCTGACATCCTTTACATTGCTGGATGGCGAATTTATTTCAAGTTCTGTTGATGCACAACCCAATCGTAACTCTAACTCAGCACTGCACACAGCAGTGTACTATCTCACAAACTTTTCCGGCACTATCAAAATATTTGGCACCATGTCCGATGATGCATCTTATGCCACTGACGCACAACAGTCAGAATTTTATTTGATCAATAAAACTGAGTTCTCAGAAACCACAGGACGTGCATATGTAAACTTCACTGGAGTTCACAAACGTGTGGCATTTGTGGCTCATCATTCAGACAGTTCAAGTGCACCTGACTCATCCACTGTGCTATCTGGACTTGACAAAATTTTATATCGATCATAACATAACAATCATGTTATTTGTTTTCTTTCTTCTCATGGTAAAACATTTTGTGTGTGATTTTGCACTGCAAGGAAGATTTGCAAAAAAAACACATGACAAACATTTGTTAACTTCGCACCTCGGACACCTGCATGCACTTGATCATGGCATAGGCACAGCTTTGGTTTTTTTATTTGTGGCTAGTTGGGCTTTTGCACAAGGGCATGCAATCTTTGTAACCATTATTTTATTTGGTATTTTGGATTATGCAATGCATTTTTTAATTGATTGGACAAAAAATAATTTTGTTGTATCAAATGGTTGGAAACAATCTGACAGACAGTTTTGGATATTAACTTCTGTTGATCAATCACTGCACACACTGTCATACTTTTTAATTGTAATCCTGTTTGACATTTATTTTTTTTAACGTATACTATTGTTAATGTTTCCGGAACTCAAGCAAACTCTTGAATCGCATCTGCCTGCCAAAAGAAAAAAAACGCCTTCTGGTTGGACCTCATTCAATGCGCCTTGTTGTCATCACAATGGCGAAACACAAGACAACAGAACTAGAGGTGGTATTATGTATCAAGCAGATGGCTCAGTGCAGTATCACTGTTTCAACTGTGGGTTCAAATCCAACTTCACTCCAGGCAGATACATGAACAATAGATTTCGAAAATTACTGACATGGTTAAATGTGTCATCATCTGAGATAGGCAAACTCAGCATGCAGGCCATGAGACTGGCACAGGAAGTTACTCCCGAAACCAAAACACCCAAGTATGAAGATGTTGACTTTGCATATCAGCCACTGCCCAAAGATGCAGTGCCAGTCACTGCACAGCAACAATGTGTTGAGTATCTAGCCACAAGAGGCATGCAATCTCAAGACTACAAGTTTTATCATTCGCCCACAATGAAAACAAGAATAATTGTTCCTGTGATATGGCACAACAAAAACATTGGATTTGTTGCACGTGGCATCACCCAAGACATCAAACCCAAATACTATGCACAGGTACAACCAGGCTCACTGTTCAACCTTGATCAGCAACACTGGTCACGCAAGTTCGTGATACTGGTTGAAGGAGTATTTGATGCCATCATGTTGGATGCAGTGGCCATACTGGGCAGTGAAATAAATGCCAAACAGAAACAACAAATAGATGCACTCAACAGAAAAGTTATCATAATGCCTGATCGTGATCGAGCCGGAAGCAAACTTATCGATCAGGCATGTGATTGGGGATGGTCAGTGTCTATGCCGCCATGGCATGAAGGCATCAAAGATGTCAACAATGCTGTGTTGAAATATGGCAAGATACTGACCATGCAAGCAATTCTCAAACACACACATGACACCAAAACAAAAATAAAAGTCAACGAGAAACTATGGATATAAATGACCATTAACATGCAAACGTACAAACTAAAAACACCATTGCGATACCCAGGAGGAAAATCCCGTGCAATGAAGTTTCTTGGAGATTATTTCCCAGATCATATTCAATCATATGTGGAACCTTTTCTTGGTGGTGGTTCTGTGGCACTGTGGACAACACAGCAATATCCTAATGCATACATGCATGTCAACGATGCTTACTATCCATTGTATTGCTTTTGGAAAATATTGCAGACAGAAGGCAAGTCAATGGCCATGAGGCTGGAGGACATCAAACGTACCACAGGCGATGATGAGCATGCACAGCGAGACCTGTATGCCAAGGCACAACAATGGATGCACGACGACAGACAGGATCCTTTTGTTGTGGCATGTTCCTTTTATATTGCCAACAAGTGTTCCTTTTCAGGCTTGGCCACATCTTCATTTAGTAAACAAGCATACCATGGTAACTTTACAATTAATTCTATTCGCAAGCTGCCTGACTATCAGCAGTTGATTGACAGTTGGAACATAACCAATTTGGATTACTCTTATTTCATGCATGGGCATTACGATACAGACTTTATTTTTTTAGACCCGCCATATGATATCAAATCTTTTTTGTATGGTCGAGATGGTGACAAACATAAAGGCTTTGACCATGATGAATTCAAATCTCACGTTGACGATATCAAAACCAGATTTATGATAACATACAATGCAAATCCAAAATTGATTGATCTTTATTCAACATATCATTTGTTGCAATGGGATTTAAAATACACCATGCGTTCAACTGGCACATACAGACAAGATCAAAAAGACCGAAAGGAACTGTTGATTACCAATTATGAAAGGTAGTATAATATAACTGTGGAATATACAAAAGAATTACAAAAACTATTTTTAGAAATGTTTCTTGCTGATGCACAATCGTTTGTGAGAGCACAAAACATTTTTATGTATTCGCACTATGATGCAAATCTCAGAGAGCCTGCAAAGTTTATCTATGAGTATGCCAACGAATACAAGACACTGCCTGATGTTGAAATGGTCAATGCCAAGACAGGTGCAGACTTGCAGTCAGCGGCAGACATTGATCCCAAACACTTTGATTGGTTCCTTGATGAGTATGAAAGATTTGCAAGACACAAAGAACTTGAATCAGCTATCCTTGCTTCAGCAGACATGTTGGAAAAAGGTGACTATGGATCTGTAGAAGACAAGATCAAGAAAGCAGTGCAGGTTGGACTAACCAAAGACATGGGTCTGGACTACTTTGAAGATCCCAAAGCAAGACTGCAGGCACTCAAAGACAACAACGGCATGGTGCCTACTGGTTGGAAGAACTTTGATAAAAAATTATTTGGTGGATTCAACAGAGGCGAATTGAATATATTTGCTGGCGGATCAGGTGCTGGCAAGAGTTTGTTCTTGCAGAACTTGGCCTGCAACTATACAGAGCAAGGATTGAACTGTGTGTATGTCACACTGGAGTTGAGTGAGAAGCTGACAGCAATGAGAATTGATGCAATGATGACTGAGACTCCAACACGTGAAATATACAAAGACTTGGACACAGTGGATCTTAAAGTTAAGATGAAAGCCAAGACATCAGGCAAGTTGAGAATCAAATATATTCCCGCAGGAGCTACAGCACTGGATGTCAGAGCGTACGTCAAAGAGTTTGAAATACAACACAACTTGAAATGTGATGTCATACTGATTGACTATCTTGATCTACTGATGCCAATGAACAAACGAGTGTCACCATCAGATCTATTTGTCAAAGACAAGTATGTGTCTGAAGAGTTGAGAAATGTAGCAGTGGACATGAATGCACTGCTGATCACAGCATCGCAGTTGAACAGAGCTAGTGTAGAAGAGATTGAGTTTGATCATTCGCACATCAGTGGTGGCTTGTCAAAGATACAAACAGCAGACAATGTGATTGGAATCTTTACATCTCGTGCAATGCGTGAACGTGGCAAGTATCAAATACAGTTTATGAAAACAAGATCATCAAGTGGTGTTGGACACAAAGTGGACTTGGAGTTCAATGTGGACACACTGCGTATACTTGATCTAGCAGAAGATGAAGAATATCAATCATTCAAGAAACAAGCACCAAGCATATACTCTAACTTGAAAAGAACATCCACTGTGACTGCTGATGCCAAAGAAGAACACAAGTCAGATGAACCACCCAAGGATGACATTGGTAAAGTGAGAGCTAATGTAGAATCATCTAAGATCAAAGACTTGATCAAGAATCTAGGCAAAAATTAAACTGTGGAACGCATCAAAGATTTTATTTGGTGGTATAAGAAATTAACTGCTGAAGGATATGGTTACATCATGTGCATTGAATTTGCAGCTTACAACAGCAAACATCATAACAGAGATGGCAGTTACAAAATTAATCATAAAACTTATCAATAGAAATTGATTCACATTCAATCACTTCAATGTAATCTGAATTGTTCAGGTGTTTGATTCTACCAATACCACGCACCACATCGTTGTCTGTGTATGAAAAGGGTCGATTTACAGTGATATCTACGTAGTAGCCGTTGTCTATTCCTAGTGTGACAAATGTTACATACTTCTTGTTTCCAGCTTTGTAGACCCTTCCATTCGCAATTAAACCGCAAAATTCCACACGGTCAAGATATAGATGTTTGGTATAAAAGCCTGGCAAGAAAGATTTGTTTGACCACCAACCATATCGCTTGTATTGATACACAGGATCGTCCCAACGATCTGTTTTGGAAATGGTTGTGGGTGTCAATCCAGCACGTTTGGCTTCTGTCTTGTACACCCAACGCTTGTAGGATCCTCGGCAGTGTTTGAGAGCACCTTGCCAAAAGCCTTGCACATTGTGTGCCTTTTGATAGGCCAGTGCCCATATCAGTCTGCCCAAGTTCACAGCATGTGCTCTGCACAGTCCAAAACCACTCAGTGATTGCAGTGTGCGAAATATTTCATCCTTGCGTGGATGATCGCCCAGTCTGGTCATAAACTCCATCACACGTTCTTCATTCTTCTTGGCAAATGCTCTGCGATACATGTCTGCATCATAGTGATTGCATCCTATGAGTTTGGCAATCTGCACAATGGCATCATCTTCACACACCACCACATCTGATATTCTGTCAGATGACCAATCATTGAAGAACGCTGCCTTGCGTCTGCCTTCCATGGCCACTGGACGTATCAATGCTGTGGCAAACACACAGTCAAGCATTGACTGAGGGCGTATGGCTCGGAACAGTCTTCTCATGGCGGGAGATTCTCCCTGGGTAACTCCCAACACGTCTCCCCGACTCAACAAAGACGAAGTAGCCTCGTCTATCTCGGGATATTCGAATAATTTTGTTTGTGGATCTATTTCCAACAGTTGGCTGAGTCCTCGATTGGCTAGGATGTCCACTTTGAGATGTTCTAGATCCTCCACCTCGTTTTTGTCTAGTAGTATTTGATTGGTTTGTGATATTAAAGATTTTGGTAATTGCCTTGTAAACATTAAGATGCCTCCACAGTGTTTTGATATACATTTCTTTTTGCCTTTCAGTTTGTTTTCTATTCGTTTTGCCTCAACGGGATCAATGCCCAATGATTCGTAGGTGAACTTCCTGGGCAAGCGTCCCCGGTACCCTAGTCTTTTGGCTGCCTCACGTTTGGCTGACTTGTCTTGATACAACACATAGTTTGATATTCTAGCAGACTTGCCAGGCCATTTTTTGTATATGCGATTCATCACATCTTCCTGACGATAGTGTGGATAGTCAATGTCCACATCAGGTAGATCATCTCGCTTGGGATTGAGGAATCGAGCCACAGGAATGTCCCACTGGATAGGGTCAACATCAGTGATGCCCATAAGGTAACACACCAGACTGGAACCAGCCGAGCCTCGAGTCATGTGAGGAATGTCTTGAGTAATATCAAGAATATCACGGATTTGAAGAAAGTAATCCACAAACCGGAGATCAAGAATGATCTCAAACTCCTCTGCGAGTCTGGATTGGTATTCTGGTGCGGGGGGACAGGTACGTGTGAAACGTTGAGTTAGTTTGCCTATGAGTTCTATCGCCTTTACGTCTTCCATTGTCTTTGCCTTTGTTGCCTTTGTGAGCCTGAGGTTGCCTCAAACAGTAATGATATTTATCTTGTGTGATGACAGTGATTAAAAAAAATGATTCAGTAATAAATTATGTGACTGTGATGGCAGTCACTGTGTTGCTTTGATGCCACTTGTAGCAAGCATCGTAAACTGTATAGTCGTTCAGGGTGTATATTACCATAGTTGAGCTGCTTGGTGTTTCATCTATAGAATCTGACACATAGTCTAAGTCTCCAGATGCGTCTATGTTGTAGGTTCCTACTCCTAAAAATTTATTTGAAGTTGCAGTAGGTATGGACGATGAGTCCCCTAAGTTCACGGTCTGAATATCGTCTTGAGTTGCAGTGTCAGCACAGAGATAATAGGTATGCTGTGCTGTAGAATCGTAAAGAATATCGTTGATGTCTCCTCGATCCTGGAACCATATCACTCCCGAAGCAGTCTTGTTGAAGTCCCACACCCATTCGCCTTGATGAGCTGCCACTATAGTTGGTCTATAAAAAGGTCCTTCAAGATTCAATGTGGAATCATTAGCAATAGTATTGCCATACCATATGTGTTTGAATGGTTGAGCATTAGGGTAAGCACACAGTTGGGGTAGAGTTGAGTCATTATCTAAAACACGTTTATTGTAATCATACTGAGTAGTCACTGTCTCCACATCATCAATGAGGAGTTGATCTACACACACATCAGTGTGTTGGATAGGATCATTAGCAGACACTATGCGAATAGTGTGATCTCCTTGTGCAATGTTTTGAGTAAATTCAAGAGTGCCTCCTGAATCTGTCACTGTGACTGTGTGTTTCAACACATCGTCTAGATACAGTTTTACTGCAATGTCTTGTAGTTGGGTAGAATCAATGGTGGAGTCTTCATCCGGTGCCCACGCAGACGAATCGTCTTGCGACACAATATGTCGCTTGGAAAGTTTAAATTTATATGTACTCATGATCTATTTGTGTGCAGATATTTATCAGTAAATATTATCATACATCATGGATGATCTCATTATTTCAACTCAACGCACTAATCTCACACAACACGAACTGTGGCGTCATGCTGTGATCATGCCATGGCACACTGATCATGGCACCATGGGATTTGTGATGAATCAACCAGTGGCCAACCTCACTCATGAATCCATCACCACCACATATGATGTGGGCCGTGTGCCACGCACCAGGATTTTCTGTGGAGGACCACAACACACTGAACGTTGCACTGTGTTGCACTCCAGAGATTGGTCACATCAAGACTCCAGAATCATCAATGATCAATGTGCCATCACGTTCAATCGTGATGTCATCACAGCCTGTCGTGAAGGCAAAGGCCCTCGTCACTACAAAGTCATGCTGGGTTGGTGCCAATGGGAAGATGGACAATTGGATGCTGAAATGATGAGAGGTGTGTGGCATGCAACACCGTGGCATAACACAGCGTGGTCATCCTACAAATCCTCTTCAAAAATGTGGCGGAGAATTATAGAATCTGAAGCTGCTGTTACTGCTTCATCATTTATGAATTCACTTGACTCTCCAACATGAGCACAACTAAAACCCCTTTTTGCAAAGTGCCTTTCCTTGTAGGATTCACAACATCTGATCAAGAAAGATACCGTGACTGCTGTAGCAAACATCCTGTCATAGCAAGTGATAAAGGGCAACCATTTGAACAATGGTGGCGCAGTGATAAACTGAATGCTTTCAGACAACAGTTGCTTGATAGTGATCAATGGCCCAGTGCATGTTGGAGATGCAAAGTGTCAGAACAACAGCAAGGAACTAGTTTTCGGACAGCAGTCAATCAGTGGCCACAAACAGATTATGATCATCCTGCAGGCTGGAACATCATGTTTGGCAACATCTGTAATCTTGGATGTTGGTCATGTTCTGAAAAATCCAGTAGTGTGATATTCCAACACAAAAAGAAAGCTGGTCTCATCCAAGGCAATGATCTCACAGAACAAAAATTTCAAAACAATTGGCCACAACTTAAAAGCCAGGTGCTTCAAAGTTATGAACATCACGACACAGTGACGTTGACATTGTTGGGAGGTGAGCCTTTGTACAACAAAACAGTGATTGCATTCCTGTCTCAACTGGTTGATCTGGGACTAGCATCAAGAACAAGACTGGAGTTCCACACCAATGCCACTCAGTTTCCACACAAAATTTTCCCTTCAGCACATAACAACACATGGCAATATGTAAGTGCCTTTGTGAGTCTTGATGCTGTGGGGCCGTATGCTGAATGGCTGAGATATGGTTGCAGTTGGCCCAAGGTGGATGCTGTGGTGAATTCACTGATCAAAGCCTGTGACCACACTGAGATACACTGCACACTCACTGTGTTGAACATCAATCAACTCACTCCATTGCAGAAGTATGCTAATAGCAAGCAACTGAAACTGAACATCTCACCTGCTGATGATCCAGAGTTCATGGCACTGCGCCACTGGGATCAACATAGCGATCAGCTCATGGTGGATGTTTCTGACACACAGTGGCAAACCTTTCATCAGTTGATCGGTTGTGATGCTCGTCCAGGCATGAGCGAACAATTGAGAGCATACATAAAAAGTTTTGATCAAGTAAGAAAGCCTTTGCACATCTTTGATGCTGAACTAGCTGGAGCAACTGGTTGGTGACAACAATTGATTTGATTACAGGTTCAGACCACAGAGGACATGCATTAAAATGTGCCATTGAGCAACATGTGGTGTCTCATCACCAACACATCACATCATATCAAGACTGTGGTTGTCATGATGCTGTCATCAAAGTAGATTATCCAGACATTGTACACATTTTGGCATCAGCACTGAAAGGCGCCATGACCAGAGGCATTTTGGTGTGTGGTTCTGGTTTTG